CCTAAAGCACCAAAAACTTTTTTACTTGCTATTATATTTTCAGAACAAGCAATAGGTCCTGTAGAAGATATTCCTCCGTTTACTGTTAAATCACCTTCGACATGAACCGAAAAAGGAGCATTTAAATTAATTTGTCCAGTTAAACCGCCAGCTGTTATATTTACATCTGCTTCTGAAGTTAAATTTACCTCACCGGTGACAACAGCGTCCATCTGACCTTCAATGTTTTGATAAACATTACCTTCAATGTTTTGATAAACATCTCCCTTAACATTTAACTTAGAGTCACCTTCTATAGTCACAGAGCAATAACCTTTTATCAAAACATGATTGTTCTTAACAACTATTTCATAATTATCACCAATAATTTTATGTATCTCGGTTCCATCAGATTGTATTTCAGTATAATTTCCTATTCTATGTTGTAATCTTATTCGTTCAAACGATGGGGTATCATCCATCTCAACAAAATGTCCAGAATCAGAATAAAATCCTTTTACATGAGGATAAACTGAATTATTTGCTTGAGAATCGGGTTCATACCAAGTACTATCACCTTCTGGTTTTTTAACTTCTGTATCTGCCATCACTATACCTTTTCAAATGTTGCTTCTATCGCTTTAATTTCTGTATACACTATCGCTGTTGCTTCTACTGTTTCTGTTGCTGTTTGAATTGTACTTTGCGTTTGTTTTACCAAATCAGTTACCTCGGAAAAAGATACACTTCCACCACTATCACCAGTCAAAGACAATGATTCGGAAAAAGCATCATTTAATGAATTGAAAAAGTGATTCAAACAGTCTTGTAATAAAACTAAAAGTCTTGCTGGTAAACTTAATATCCAATTTATTAATTGTCTTATTTGTGCCGTAATTTTTGCAATCTCCAAAACTATCTCATTTATAAATTTTAAAAACTTTTGAATACTTTTAAGAACAGCTGTTAAAAGTTTAGCCGTTTCTTTAATCCACTGAGCCGTAGCAGAATTTCCATCAATTGGAAAAAGAGCAAGTATTTTATCTCTTAACCATCTAACAGCTTGAATTATTTCTTGTCTTTTAGTAAGAATCTTTAATCTAGTTTCATAAGAAATATCACAATTCCAAGTTTTATCATTATTTGATTTTTCTATAGCTACGCTATCCGAAGGATCTATAATTGTACTCAGTTGGCCAGATTTTGAACCATTAAGATTTGTTGATTGTAAATAAGATTCTTCACTTATTCTACCTTTCGAATCTATTGGTATTAATTTTTTTCTGTCCGGTATAGAAGGTCCAGGCTGTAATGCGTAACCAGGCAAGTAGAAAAAATATCCTGTCCAATTACCTATCAATTCTTCTTGCGTATTATAAACTTTTCCAGAAGTTTCATCATATCGGCCAACTCTAGCATCCAATGATCTCGCCTGTTCTATAGAAGTTAAAGAATTTGGAGCATTCGGAGCCTGAGACTTTAACTCTGCAAGTTGTTTATCTATTTCTTGTATTTTAAGACTTTGTTTATCTATATCTGATTGAATGGATTTTTTAAGATCATTTACTCTATTTAATTGATTTTTAGAATTTGAAATAAGATTAGCTAAAGTACTTTCTGCATCAAATAAATTACGATTTAATAACCCTAATCTATCTACTAATTTTGTTCTTTCAGATAGTTGTTCAGCGGTAACTTCATCAGTATATTGTTCTAATGTTAAACCATTCTTTTTTTCATCACTATTATCATAAGTTACAATAGCAAAATTTCTTAAAGATTTTATGTTTGTATCCAACTGTTCAATTCTACTGTCGTAAGATTGACCAGATATTGGACCAATTGAACCAACATCATTTAAAAAATTATCACGTTCAAGTTTTAAGTTTTCAATAGTAGAAGTATAAGCAACTTCATCTATAGGTGAAACTTGATATTTTTCTTCATCCGTATTTAAAGCATTTAATTCTTCTAGGTTAGCATTTAACTGACCTTCTAATTGTTTTTTTTCAAATTCTAAATCAGATATTTTATTTTTAATCGTTGAATAGTCCACCGGACTTTCATTTAAAAATTTTTGATTTTCACTATCATATTTTAGATAAAGTCTTGGATCTCTATTTCCAGTTATTTTTAAGTAAGGAGAAGGTGAATGCCACTCTAAAGCATCTTGAGCAGCAAACGATCTCATTGCATTTCCAAAAGAAAATTTATATCTGACTTTTATTGGAGTCCATATTTTTGGAATAGAAACAACATTTGGAGATTGTGTTGAAAATGCCCAAGGAAGATTTTCGAAAGGAGTTTTAATTCCAGTTATATCATGTACACCGTAAATGAAAACTTGAAGTCGACCTATTCCAAGTGGGTCAGCATTATTCACAACTATAGCATCTCGTTCTACAACTTGCATCGTCATATATTTTACCTTTTAATTTTTTTATGCAAAGGATTCGTGGGCATAATCAACAACTCCAATCATTTTATCACTCATATCGCTTCTATTTGAACTGTTTGTACAAGCTTCAAAAATAGTCTCATGTTTATTGTCAGGAGTTAATTTGTGTCTAGCTGCAATCACCAAATAGTGTCCATACAAAGTTCTATCCAAATTATTTTCGCCAGGAATTTTTTCTGAAAATTTTGGTATATTTAAATATACGTTTACTCCAGACGAAACAGCAAAATTTCCAGGAATAACTAACTTAACTCTTTGAGAAAAGAGATTTGTAAATATTGATTTCCGTTGAAATAATATTTGTTCGTAATTTATCTTTTTCTCAAATTCACCAGGACTATTTTCTTTAACATCATTTAAAGAACTAGTTACTAAACTGGTTGAACCTTCAACAATACTAGATTCAGAAAAAGTGTTTAAAATATCACCATCAGTAAGTTTTAAATTTGCTACAGCTGGGCCATTATTTCTGGAATTTTTAGGATGATTTATAGAATTATAATCAAAATTTAATTCCATACTTTGTCCTATATTTCTATCATATCCAATAAATTTACCAGAATAAACTCCATTTTTAATGTTTGTTAATATATCAAATTGTTGAATTACTTGAAAATATCTAGCCCCTAACATATCCTTGGATTCGTCTGAGCTATTTAAATTTTTAGGATCAAAATTTATATTTACAACAGATTCTTTATTTAACAAATTACTCAAACTTGTAAAATTATAACCAAAAATATTTTCATAAAATAAGAAACAAGGCCTGTGTTCCATATCAATAGACAATTTTGCTATCCACAATATAGCATCAATTGGATTTAAATATAGAGGAACTATTACGTCTCTAATTCCTAAAGAATCATTAAATTCTCCTCCTTTAATTTTTTCTTCAGGAGTTTTCATATAATCTCTAAGTATTTTAAGAGTTGTATTAGTATAAGTTGTATTTAAAAAACACTGACCAACTTTTTTAAACTGAGATGTTATATATTCTTCAGAAATGAAATGAAGTATATAAGTTTCTTTATTTTGATTAACGACCGTTCTATCAGATTGTTTATAAATCCTAAACATTCTTTTAATGTCCAACAAATCATCATCAACTTTACCAATATGAATTTTTAAAAAATCGTTACCATCAAATAAAAAGGAATCCGATAGCCCAGAAGAATCTTCTATTAATATATTTCCAGTTAAACAAGGTTGCAGTATAGAATCAAAAATATTTAATTCTTTATAGTGACCAATAAGAGTTCTTTCAGTTTTATCTTTTGCAACTAGACTTAGTTCTTTTATTCTAAATCCAGTTGAAATTAAGTAATCATAGCTCATATTATTTTGTTAATTCTTTAAACTCTTTTTCCAATAAAGGAACAAATTCTGTTTTTAATAATTTAATTTTTCTTTTGTTTTCATTATTTTCTAATTCGTATTCATAATAAGTTTTTGATCCTCTTGTTTTTTTAAGTTCTATTTGTGTACTGTCACTTAACGTATAGTTATTAGTTGTTACTGGAGATGTATTAGCATAGTCTTGTTGAGTTATAATTAAAGTTTTTTCTGTATATTCTCCCGTACTAATTACGGTATTTTTTTCTTTTATAAAATACTCTTTTATATTGGATTTTGACCAAGATAAACCGCTTACTGAAGTGTTAGCAGAGTCAGCATAATTATTTGCAGAATATTTTGAATTAATATATTTGTTTAAAGTTATGTAATTCATTGGCCAGTCAATTAATGGATTAATTATATTATTAACCATCAATATTATCCAATGTCTTTCCGAGGAATTATAAAATTTATCAGCTAAAATTTCTGGAGTTTCTCCTTCGGGAACTATGTAATCATAATACACAACAGAATTTTCTTTGAATCCTTCATTAAATTTAAACTTAAAAGTTAAATTCGTTATAATATCTAAAGAGGGTTGATCTCTATCAGAAAAATAAACAACTTTAGGAAAGTAATTAAAAAATTTTGCCATTTAATAGCGCCTTATCTTAAATCTTTAGATTCATTATAACGAGTTTCAATAGAACCACTACTGTCAGAAGTAAAGTCTGTTGTAACGACATTATTAAAATTGTCTTTAGTCAGAATTTCTGTTTCTTGGAAATTCAGTGATAACTTTATGCCTACTGGCATACCAGTTTTTCCTAATGCTGGAGCTCCACCATTTTCAGGAACTTCATACGCAGACCAACCGTTTGGAGCATAATCAGTGTCTATAGACGTTAAAACACAAGTTGAAATTCTAGGTATGTTAGGATTAATTCTACCATTGTAGTAAAATTCAATATCAAACTCTGAAGGAGGCACCATAAAAAAACCTCCTAATGCGCCTATACCTTCTTTGAAAATTTCTGGTGCTTGATGAAATCTTAATCTGTTTAATATTCTTTGTACTTCAAGAGCTTCTTTAGAACTTCTAGGATATAACATAAAATCAAATCTAAATTCTCTAAAAGAAGGAGAAGTATATATCATTTCGAGTTGGGGATTTAGAACTGTACCTGTTCCTGCTGCAAAAATTCCTGCACCAGCATTTCCAAATTTATTTTTTAATACACTATTCAAAATAAAAGGTGTTAAATTTTTGACAGCATCTTCAATTTTTTTATCAGAATTTTTTATTTGACTGTAACCAGCAGTTGCTGCTGCCAAATACGCTAATGGTGAAGCACCAAATTCCATTGTAGAATATTGTTGATTATTTGTAAAATTTAATGTATCGGGCATATAGAAAGCAATACTGTCTGTAGTTCTTTCTATTGTTCTTAATCCTCTGTCTGATCCTAATAAACTAAAAACTTCTTTAGTTGCGGTAGCTATTCCTTTTCCAACAGAACTTCCTCCTTCAAGAGCATTTTCTAATGGAGCTCGAAACTGCTCATCCATATTTTCAATTCTGGCAGCTGCCTTTTCAGTAAACAAAGAGGCCTGTTTTTCCATGTAACCACCAATAACTTTTGCAATATCAGATTTGCCAACATCTTGTGCTATTTCAGTGAATCCTGAAATTGTTTGAGAGATTGGACTTTTAATTCCAGTATTTTGTTGATTTTGTAAAATAGTTGGTAAATCTCCAGAAAGTTCTTTTTTGAATCTAGTTTTCACCTGTTGATTGATATGAATGACCATATAGTGGCCTTTATCTAGAGATCCTATGTCTATAGGATATCTTAACACATTAGACATGTACTTTTTATTAGGCAAAAGATCACTAGATTTGAATCCTTTTTGCTTGTCTGATATCTTGATGTCAGTTAAAGTAAAGAACGCCATACGATTCCTTTTCGAATATATAATATTTATGCCATATTCAGGAAAGTTTACCCCTAAGAATCCAACAAAGTACAACGGAGATGCGACAAATATAATTTATCGTTCTTCGTGGGAACTCTATGTCATGAAATATCTTGATGAAAATCCTATGGTAACATGGTGGGCATCAGAAGAACTTTTCATACCGTATCGAAATCCAATCGACAAAAAGATGCATCGTTACTTTCCAGATTTTGTTGTTAAAACGAAGAAAAAAGACGGAACCGTGATGACTTACATACTCGAAGTAAAGCCAGAATCTCAAACTAAGTTACCTAAACAAAAAAGAAAAACAAAAAGGTTTTTACAAGAGGCTGCGACATATGCGATCAATCAGGAAAAATGGAAAGCAGCAGACCTGTTCTGTAAAGAACACGGTTGGAAGTTTCTCATACTCACAGAAAACGATCTGGGTCTAGTATAAATAGTCGATGGCATATTTAATCGACAGAATTCAAGCATCACTTCAGAAAGAAGGTTACGCTGCTAGATCAAGAGAATCTAGAGATTGGTTACGCACGAAGGTTGAAAATTTAAAACCAACAAAAGCCAGTCTAATGAACGATATGGCAAGGTTGCGTGAACGTAGTATTGTTGGTAGAATGTATTTTTTCTTTTACGATCCTAAAACAAAAGAAAAAATGAAATATTATGATAGGTTTCCTTTAGTTCTACCAATAGAACCTTATACCGATGGTTTTTTAGGACTGAATTTGCATTATATTCATCCTAAGCAAAGAATAATACTAATGGATAAACTCAGTTCTTATGCCAATAATGACAAATTTGACAAAACCACAAAATTAAAATTAACATATCAAACATTGAAATCTGCATCAAAAATATTTGAAAAAAATGCTTGTATAAAAAGATATCTGTTTACACAAATACAATCAAGATTTTTAGAAATAAGTGCTGAAGAATGGGATATAGCTGTTTTACTTCCAATGGAAGATTTTACATCCAATAAAAAACCCGTTTCTAAATTTCAAGTTTTTCAAGATTCTAAGGATACATTCTAATGTCTTTTACACCAACATTGTTTCTCTCCAACTTACGATCAAAAGACGGACCAGCAAGAGCAAATAGATTTAAAGTAATTTTACCAATTCCTCGTTACATAGGTAATTTCGTTAGTACGGGAGTGTTAGAACAATTATTAAATTTACCAAATACTCTTGTCACCGACATTACAGATTGGGTAAGTAAAACAACCAGTTATGAAACGACAGGAGAACCATTTAGAAGAACTTCTAATCCTTCAATTACAAGATATCTCTCTTTACAATGTGACACCGCTGAGCTCCCTGGAAAAACATTACAAACAGCTGACATAAAAATTTATGGCCCTACATTTAAAATTCCTTATCAAAAACAATATAATGATATTAGTTTAAGTTTTATTTGTACGAATGATTTTTACGAGAGAAAGTTATTTGATCTTTGGATCGATGCAATCATGCCGTCTGATACAAATAACTTAAGATTTCCTAAAGATGAATCGACACGTTACATGACGGATATTCAAATACTTCAGTATGATGAATTCATTAAACAAATATATTCTGTGAAATTAAGAGATGCTTTTCCTATAGGACTTGCCGCACAACCTCTAGCATGGAGTGATGATGGATATCATAGATTAACTGTTCAATTTGCGTATCAAAAATACGAACCAATTTATGAGGGATATTATGATCTCGGTGAAGCAGCAGCTTCTTATTTTGGAGCAAAGAGTACAAAATTATTTGAGAATTTCTTTAAATTTTAAATGGAGTTACTATGTTACCTAAAATTGATGTACCTGTATATGAAATAAAATTACCTTCTACTGGTGAATTTATCAAATTTAGACCTTTTACGGTCAAAGAAGAAAAATTATTTTTGATGGCGTATGAATCAGATGATGCAAAGTATTCTGTTGATACAATAATACAAGTTTTAAATAATTGTATCATAAGTGAGATTGATATAAAAGACTTGCCAACTTTTGATATTGAATATTTGTTTTTAAATATCAGAGCTCGTTCAATTGGAGAAATAGTTAAACTAAGATATCGTTGCAACAATGATGTTGGCACAGAAGAAGATCCTAAAAAATGTAATAGTCCAGTAGAGATAGAATTAAATGTTTTAGAGATCGATCCTATTAAGAGTTTAAATCACTCAAACAAAATAGAAATTAACGATAAATTGGGTATTTTTATGAAATATCCAAAAATGAATTTAATCAAAGACAATACTGATGTAGAAGATTTTAATGTTGTTTTAGATTTAATCATAAATTGCATTGATTACATTTATGACGAAAATAACGTATATTATGCAAAAGATTCTTCTAAAGAAGAACTGACCGAATTCTTAGATTCTTTACAATCTAAAGATTTGGAAAAAATTAAAGAGTTTTTTGATACTATGCCAAAACTTAAAAAGAAAGTAGATTTTCATTGTAATAAATGTGGTTATCAAGAAAATATTGAGTTAGAAGGTCTACAAAGTTTTTTCGGTTAATATTTGGTCATGACAACTTACAGAATCACTATCACACCAACTTTGCACTAATGCAACACCACAAGTACAGTTTAACAGAGTTGGAAAATATGATTCCTTGGGAAAAAGATATCTATGTGAATATGTTAATGAGATATCTAGAAGAAGAAGCAGAAAGATTAAAGGCTGCACAAAATCAAAAGAGATAATACATGGCAACTAAAAAACCACCACAGACAGGAAGATTAACAGAAATCGTTGCTTCACGCAGAAGTCAAGGCAGTAGTGTAACTGGTGCTTTAGCTGGAGGTATCAAAGAAAGGCTCAAAGAAAAGTTTGACCCTAGACAGTTAATAAATCAAAAAGGATTATTAACAGCATTATTTCCTGGGTTAAAAACTTATCAATCAAAAACTGCTGCGACAGAAATATCTAAATCTTCTATGCAAGCCATGTCTTTTGATGAGATAAAGCCCATCTTAGAAACTATTTCTTTTAATACAAAAATGACAGTTAAAAACACCATGGTTCTTCCAGCATTACATAGAGATGTAAATGTAATGCGTCAAAATATGGTAAAGTTAGTCAAATTAAAAAGTGGTGACGCAAGAACAAAAGCTGATATGTATTTTGTCAAAGCAAAAGATCGTGAGGACAAATACGAAAGAGAACTAAAAAAAGAAAGAAATAAACAAAGTAAAATTCAAAAATTAAAAGATGAGGAAAGAAAAAAAGAAGAAGATAATTCTAAAAGCTTTTTTGGAAAAATAATTTCTTCTATAGTAAAAGGACTATCTTCGATAGTTAGTGCTTTAGCTAATTTAGGTAAAGCAATATTAGGAGTATTCAAGTTTTTAGGAAATATTGTAGGTAGTATAATATTGACCATAGTAAAAGCTTTAATGAATAGTTTACTTGGAATAAATTTATCAGATAAAATATCGGATTTATTTAAGAGGCTTGTATCTAAAAACTGGATAAAATTTCTATTTGGTATTATTAGTAAAGGAATTTTCAGTTTTTTATTTAGTGCAACTGGTCTGAAAACTTTGGCCAGAAATATGGCACTTTATTTGATTCCAATAATTTTAGGTAGAGAAGCCCTTAAATCTTATATGGAAAGAAAATTGCAAGAGGGAGAAATCACATTAGAAGCGGAAAGAAAAGCTTTTAGAGATGAAGAAGGTGGTCAACAAATACCAGAATCATCTATTTCAGGCAAAGCACTAGATGAGTATAAAAATTTAGGTTTAGTAGATAAAAACACTATAGCTTTAGGTGGAGGTCCAGGTAGAGGATTTAAATTAGATCAAACATATGCAAAAGAATTAGTTCATATGTTAAATAAAGATATTTTGTTTGAGTATCAAGAGGGAAAAAGACAATCTTATAATTTAAAGGTGCCAGGATTAACAGGAACTCAACTAATGTTTCTGACAGAAAAAGAGGCAACAGAGTGGGGTGATAACAGAAGAAAATATTTGGCTGTCATAGATAGGCTAATAAAATTCAAAGAAGGAAAAATAGATTTATCGGAAGATAAATTAGGAAATCTATATGACGCTTATGCACAAAGTCGAAGTAAATTATTGGATTTAACGGAAAAGTATGTAAAAGAACAATATGAAAGTAGAGAACAAAAACCAGTTCTCAATGCAATACAAGTTGCTAGAGATCGTAAAAAGGAAGATTTTTTAAATATTATGGGTAGAAATATCATGGAAGATTTTATTGACCCCGTTTTTGAAAGTGTTTTTCCTACAAAGAAACCTAAATTCATAGAAGATATTGAACGTGACGCAGGTCAAGTTGTTACTGGATTTAAACAATTAGGAAATTTACCAGAAACCATAAGAAATAATATGTCTAAAGTTCCTGATCAAATAAAAAGTTTAGTATCAGAGGCCGAAAAAAAATATATAGATCCCCTAATAGATAAAACTTTAGATAACAGAAGAAGTAGTGTTGTTTTTAAACAACCAATTATTGTCAATCAAGAAAGTGTAGTCAAAAAAAGTAATCCTGTAAATCAATTAGGAAGTCCAGCTTCAGCTTGGAACAATGATTTTATAGATAAGTATTTTTCCGATATAATGATGAATCCTACAAAAAATATTGGTTACTAAAATGTCCAGATTATCAGATATAGTTTCATATCAAAGAAGGCAAGGCGGAAGTGTCACCGGATCTTTAGCCGGAGGTATTAAAGAAAGACTTAAAGAAAAGTTTGATCCTCGACAATTAATCAATCAAAGAGGATTGATGACTGCTTTATTTCCTGGATTAAAAAGATATCAAGCAAAAACAGTTTCGACTGCAAGAATATCCGGTAAATCTATAGAAAAATCTTCTACTGATGTCTCACAAATAAAACCAATTTTTGAAAATATACAGTCTGATACAAGAATTACTGCTAAAAATTTAAGTATTTTGCCGTCGATGCATAGAGACTTCAATGTGATGCGTCAAAATATGGTAAAGCTTTTAAAATTAGAAAAAGTTGATGCTGCAACAAAGGCTGATATGTATTTTAAAGCCGCATCAAAACGCGAAGAAATGTACGAATCCCAATTATCAAAATTAAAAGCAGACAATTCTCCAGAAAGACAAACGACTAGAGCTTCTACAGGATCTTTGACTATAGGTAATATAATGGGTAATATAATGGATGCAGCTTTTTTTGCTGGATTATTAGGAGCAGTTACACTAGCAATTAAAGGTGTATATGATGCTGTAGAAAAAATAAGAAATATAGATTTAAAAGTAGCTGTTGATGATTTTGTATCTTCTGTAAATAAATCAATCGATGAAATATTTTCTATCAATCTTTTTCCAAGTTCTTCTGATATGGAAAGAGAATTGTCCACATTAACATTTTCAGATTTGACGGAAGAACAAAAAGAAAACTTTTTAAATGCACAAGCGAAAGCAGAAGGATTTGAAAAGTCTGGAACAAAACCAAATATACTTAACAATCCAGGAGCAATGCTTTACAAAGAAGGTGATATGTCACTGAAAGGAACAGGTGCTAAACCTTCTGAAAAACAATTCTTAGACATTAATGGAAAAAAAGTACCTTTTGCACAATTTCCTAATGTAGAAGCAGGAAAAAAAGCACAACGTCAAAAATGGGAATCATCAGCATATAGCAATTTACCACTGAATCAAGCAATAAGAAAATGGAGTGGAACAACAGATCAAGACACAGAAGCTTCTAGAAATTATATGGAACAATTATATAAATCATTGAATTTGGGTATTATGAAAAAACCTTCTGAAAATAGAAGTGTACAAGATGTTACAATTGAAGGTTTCAGTATGAAAAAAGTTACTGGCAACTTCGGAACTTATGGTGAAATGTCTAAAGTGGAAAATATTGTCTTACATCATACTGGCGATAACAGATTGAGTAGTGCTCTTAACGAATTTGAAAGATTTCAAACGACTAAAGAAGGAAAAAGTAAAGGATACAAACACGGATCACAATATATCATAGATCGAGATGGCATGGTTTATAATTTAGCGCCAGACAAATCAATTATGTATCATGCTGGAACTACTTCAGGAATAACAAATGCCAACTCAATTGGTATAGAAATTGTCTCTAAAAATAGTGAGTCATTCACTGAAGCACAAACTAAATCAGCAAAAGCTCTCGTAGCGTATTTAAGAAAAAAACATGGTGATTTAAAAGTATATGGTCACGGTGAAATAGGTGCAGTTTCAGGTAAAATGAAATCTGAAGGTAAAGCATTAGCTGAAGAAATAAGAAAAAATCCTCCGGTGTTTAGTCCTATATCTATGGGCAATATGGGAGAAATTATCGATTCTTCTTCATTTGATGTGGCTTTCGGATCATTATCTGAAGAAGTACCTTTAGTTTTTGTTAATAATGTAAATAATCAAGAAAATATAACAATAGTCGGTGATGAAAATAAATCACAAGATTACTTACCAAGTTTATTTCAAAGTGTTATAGTATAAAAAACCCACCTTTCGGTGGGTTTTATTTTAGTCTTGAGCAGCTAGTGATTTAAAGTAATCTAAATCATCGTCATCAATGTTTGTTGTGCTATCAAAGACGGGACCTTCGAGATCAGGTGAATTTTTCGGTATCACATAATCTTCAGCCTTAGTTCTTGGAGCAACAGCTTCAAAACCTAGAGCTTTATCTAAACGTGCTTTCAATTGCTCATATGATTTAAAATGTTTCTTCTCTGTAAATTCCTTGAGAGAATATTCATTCTTCCAGAGCTGTTCAAGTTTATCATCATCACCATCAAGTAAAGATGACTTATCAGCAAATTCAGATTTATCATAATTACGATAACCTTCAACATTACGAATCTTTAATTTGAAGTTGGCACCTTCCCACAAATCAAATGGATTTACAGGAGTTTCATCAGCAAATTCAGGATTCATTGCTTCAGTAATCTTGTCGAAGATTTTTTTACCAAACTTGAACAGTTTAATCTGACCTTCATTTTCAGGATTACTAGGATCAGATACAACATAAATGTTTGAAATATAAGATAATTTACGTTTTTGTTTACGTGCAATATCTTTATTGGCTTCAACGCCAGAATTCCATAATGTAGAATTGTGTTCACATACAGGACATTTATCGTTCAATGTAGTGAGACAATTATCAATCAACCATCCACCTGGACCTTGAAATCCGTGA